CCAAGCAATAGCAACTGAACAAAGTATAAGCTTTATTCCAAGAAGCCAAACTTATGATACCTTGTTAATTCAGAACGAAGCAACAGGTGTAGAAAAAGAAATTACAATTACTTCTTTTATTAACGGAGATTACTACGACACAATAAACGCTACATTTGTAAATGGAACTTTTGTTCTAGTACAAAACAATTTTTACAAGTTGACATTAAAAAACGGAACTAAAATAGTACACAAAGACAGAATATTTTGCACAGATCAAACACCTGTTGTAAACTATTCTGTAAATGATGGCGAATTTAAAAGCAACGTTTCTAACAACGAATTTATTATCTATGAGTAACAATATACATTTATTAGAGTTAAGCACTTACGAAGCACCTGTTATCACAGAGAGCAAACGTGAGGACTACGTGGAATACGGCACGGACAATAATTACTATCAGTACCTTATTGATATGTATACTAATAGCACTACTAACAATGCAATCATAAACAACATTAACAGATTGGTTTATGGTCGTGGTTTAAGTGCTACAAACGCAAGTATGAAGCCAAACGACTACGCTGCAATGATGGCTATGTTTGCAAAGAAAGACGTTAGGCAATTAGTTACAGACTTAAAGCTTCTAGGACAATGTGCGATGCAGGTTATTTATTCTAAGGATAGAAAAAGAATTGTAAATGTTCACCATATACCTGTACAACTTTTACGAGCAGAAAAATGCAACGAAGATGGAAAAATAGAAGCGTATTACTATTCAGATAACTGGGAAGAAGTAAGAAAATTTCCACCTAAAAGAATTAGTGCTTTTGGATGTTCAAAGGATGCAATTGAAATTTATTTCGTAAAACCTTATTCTGTAGGTTTAAAATATTATGCGCTTGTGGATTATGTAGGTGCGCTTCCTTACTGCGGTCTTGAAGAAGATATAAGCACGTATCTAATTAACGAGGTAAATAACGGCTTTAGCGGTCGTACTGTCGTAAATTTCAACAACGGAATACCTAGCGAAGATCAGCAACATATGATTAAAAACAAGATGCTAAATACTTTAACAGGAACGGAAGGCGAAAAAATGATTGTTGCATTTAACAACAATGCCGAATCTAAGACAACCGTTGATGCGATGCCTGTAAACGATGCACCCGATTTGTATTCTATGCTTAGCGAAGAATGTTTAAGAAAGATAATGTTAGGTCACAATGTTACGTCACCTTTATTATTTGGAATCGCAAGTAGTAATGGCTTTTCTTCAAATTCCGATGAATTACAGGATTCATTTGCACTATTCAACAATATGGTAATTAAACCAATGCAAGAACTTTTAATAGATGCATTTGATGAAATACTTTCTTTCAATGGAATAAGCCTAAACCTATACTTTAAAACTTTAAAGCCTTTAGAATTCATTGATATAGATGTAAAGGTAGGAGAAGAAGAACTAGAAGAAGAAACAGGCGTAGAACTAAGCGCAGATGCAGAAGGAGCAGAATTAATTGCTTTAGGAGAAGATGCTAGTAAAGATTGGCTATTAATAGACGAATACGAAGTAGACTACGACTTAGACGATGAAGAAAATACTTTGTTATCTAAGGAGATTAAACTAAGTTTTAAGGATAAATTAGTAAACCTTGTTTCTACAGGTTACGCATCGCCAAATTCAAAAAGTAAGCAAGACGAAATTATAGATGGAATACAATTTATAACTAGGTATGTTTATGCAGGAGTTATAAGTGGAAATAGTAGAAAGTTTTGTAGGAATATGATTAATGCTAAAAAAATATATCGTAAAGAAGACATCCTAAGAATGTCAGATAAGATAGTAAACCAAACCTACACAAATAAAGAAGGCGTAAAAAAAGGCTTAGGTCCATACGGTTCGCCATTTGTAGACGTTTGGTTATACAAAGGCGGTGGCGCTTGTCATCATCGGTGGAACAAGCAAGTATATGTATCGTTTGCAGGAACTAAAATAGACGTAAGAAGCAAAGAAGCTAAACGAATCGCAGGTGCTAAAGCTGCTAAGTATGGATATGTTATAAAGAATCCTAAGTTAGTTAGTCAAAGACCAATAGATATGCCGAATAAAGGATTTTTACCAAGCAATAAAAGAAGATAGAAATGGCTAAAGCATTATTAATATCAAGAAATGACGTAGTACGGTTTACGTCAATCAACGGAAACGTAGACGTAGATAAATTTATTCAATACGTTTCTATTGCACAGGACATTCACATACAAGGAATGTTAGGAACAAAGCTTTTAGAAAAGATACAAGCAGAAATAATTGCAGGCACTTTAGCAGATCCATATTTAAACCTGCTAACGGAATACATTAAACCTTGTTTAATACACGCAAGTATGTTAGAGTATTTGCCTTTTGCTGCTATAACAATTGCGAACAAAGGCGTATATAAACACGGAGCAGAAAATAGCGAAACGGTAAGCAAAGACGAAATAGATTATTTGGTAGAACGTGAAAGAAAGACTTACGACCATTACAAAGAAAGATTTATAGACTACATTTGTCAAAATTCTACTTTGTTTCCCGAATACAATTCAAATAGCGGAAGTGATATGTTCCCAAACACTTATAATAACTTCACAGGATGGGTTTTATGAAAAAATACAAACCAAAAGAAAAGAACGTTAAACGATTAGAAACATTTTTAAATAAGTATTATGGCAGACATACGGATAAGCCAACTAACGGCAAAAAGTAGCAACTTAGCGAGTACGGATGAATTAGCTATTGCAGAATTTGTTAGCGGTACAACTTACACAAGTAAAAAAATTACAGGCGCACAAATAAAAAATAGCACTATTAATGCAATTACTGTAACTACTTATAATTTAGTTTTAACGGATGCACACAAAACGGTAACACTAACAAACGGAAGTGCAATATCTGCTAGAATACCTACAAACGCAGGAACGGCTTTTCCTATAGGAACACGAATAGAACTTTTACAAGGCGGTGCAGGTCAAGTAACGGTAACACCAACGGCAGGCGTAACGGTAAATTCAAGCGGTGGAAAAACGAAACTTGCAGCACAGTACGCACAAGGAACAATATTAAAAACGGCTACGGATACTTGGTACTTATTCGGAGACATAACAACATAAAAAATGGCAGTAACGAACGGATGGGGACAAGGCGCAAAAGACAATACTATAGAATGGGGTCAAGGTGCTTCAGACAATACAATAAGTTGGGGTAAATCACAAACAGTAAGCGCAGCAGGTGACACAAATATTACAGGAAGCGGTGGTACACCTTCTTTTCAAAATTTACATTCCTATGATTTTGATGGCGTTGATGATACATTTGCAATACAAAGTGCAAGTGCTTACGCATTTACGGGCGACTTTACTATAATGGCTTGGGTGAAAGTTGACGCAATAGGTAACAATCATTACATCATAGACACAAGCACAAGTGCAAGTTTTGGTAATGGCTATTCTTTTCGCGTTCGAACAAATGGTAAAATTAGATTTTGGAGTTACAACGCAGGTTCAACAGGTTTAAATAGCGCAACTGCATTAAGTGCAGGTTCTTGGTATCACATTGCTTGTGTTCATACATCTACGCAAAACAAAATTTACATAAACGGAAGTTTAGACGCTACACTAAATTGGAGTAGTGGACATTCTACAAGCAACACGACAAATTTAAAAATTGCAAGTAGTAACGTTTTAAGTGGATTCACAAACGGACACATTGACGAAGTCGCTTTTTTTAATAATGACCAAAGCGCAAACATCAGTGCAATTGGTTCTACAATACCTACGGACTTATCAAGTTATTCTCCTTTGGGATGGTTTAGAATGGGTGACAATTCTCCAGTATGGAATGGTTCTACTTGGACTATGACAAGCGTAGGAAGCCAAACCAATACTGCTATAAGTGCAAATATGTTAGAAGCTTCAAGAACAACAGACGTACCAACATAAAAAATAAAAAAATGAGTTTAAAAATAGCAGACGTATACGCAACAATTAACATTGCAGACTTGCCTTTAATAGATTTTTCACAGATAGGAGAAACTAACGAAAACACGATTAGAAAAAGTATAGACTTATCGGAGTTTATAATTAAGTATAATGCTTTGCCTAGTTTTATAGTAGATGGATCAGTAGTGCCTTTACAGATAATGACACACGATGAAGCTTTAGTGCTTATGAATACTTCTGCTTGGACTGAAGATATTGACGATTTAGAAAGCCAGAATAAAATAAATGAGGAAGTAAACAACAAAACAAACAACACTTAAAACAATGCATACAAATATCCTTGCGGTTCTTTATTTTCTTAGCGGTTATTCTGCTGCCTTCTTTATGGTAATAGCTACAGAATATCACGTAAAGGCTTTTGGTATATTTCTATTAATTTATCTAACTTACCAACTGGTGCAACAACTAGAAGAATGAAAACGCAGTTACTACTTCTGACAACTAAACTACAAACCTATTCAATCCAACTAATGGCTATTGTATCTTCTTTCTTTTTGCCTATTAGTGGCATTTTAATTTTAATCGGTGTTTCTGTAATTCTTGACACGATCACAGGAGTATGGAAATCATACAAACTGAAAACCAAAGTAACAAGCAGAAAACTAAGTGCAGTTATTTCTAAGATTCTACTTTATGAGGTAACTGTAATGCTTTTCTATTTAATAGATTACTACATTTTAAACGATATAGTGTTAACATTTTTTAGTGTTTCATTGTTGACCACTAAAATACTAGCGTTAGTTTTAGTATCTATAGAAGTGATCAGTATAAACGAAAATGTAAAAAAAGTAAAAGGTTTAGATATTTGGTCTTCATTAAAGAACCTGTTTGCTAGAGCTAAAGAAGTAACCCAAGACTTCAAAGACATTAACAAAAATGAGTAGATTCGAAATCTATTTGTTTTTTTTGGTTGCTTGTCTATGGGTTTTTAGTATTCATAAGATAACTAAACAATGAGAAAAATAGATAAAATCATAATCCATTGCAGCGCAACACCCGAAGACAGAGAAGTAAGCGTAAAAACTATTCGGAAATGGCATTTACAAAGGAGGTTTTCAGACATCGGTTACCATTACGTTATACACCTTGATGGAACTATCGAACCTGGAAGACCGATAGAAAAAAACGGAGCGCATTGCTCATATAATAATATAGGTAGTATTGGAATTTGTTATGTTGGTGGAATGTCTAAGGATATGAAGAAATCTAAAGACACCAGAACACAGGCGCAAAAGGATTCACTTATAAAGCTTATGCACGAATTAATATACAAGTACAATAAGGATATGACAATTCACGGACACAACGAATTTGCAAACAAAGCCTGCCCAAGTTTTAACGTACAAGAAGAATATGCGAATTTATAGTCTTATCTTCGTTCTAACGCTATTTAGTTGTTCTGCTAAGTATCACTATAGGAAAGCATTAAAGAAAGGCTTAGAAGTGATTAAAACGCAAGACACAATTAGAATTACAACTTTAGATTCAATTCCGATAATTCATCACGACACAATTGTATACGAACATTTCTATTCTAGTAAAGACACCGTAATAATTTACGACAATATTTATGTTCCCAAGACAAGGTTAGAAACACGGATAGAATATAAAATAATAAGAGATACAATACGCCAAACTAAAGTAATAGAAAAGGCAAAAGCAAAAGCAAGTAAACAACCTAACTACTTGCTATGGATCTTTCTTATTGTTCTGGTTTTGGCAGGTTCACAAATACTTAAAAAATTCCTATGAATAAAAGATATAGACTAACGGCAGACGAACAAGAAATACTTTTTAAGTACAGAGGAGTCAAAGCTGCATCCGAACAAGCAGGAGTAGATATTGAAAGCGTAAAGCACGGATGGCTAAAAACAAAAGAAGCAAGTTTATTCTTTAAGAATCCACTACATAAAGACGAAGCAGAAAACAAAATAGAAGAACTAAGTAAAAAGCTTATAGAAGACTTAAAGCAATTTGCGCCTGTTTATCCTACGTTAAAACGAACCAAAGAAACCAAAGAACATTTATTAGTAATTGATCCTGCGGACATTCACATAGGCAAACTAGCAGATAGTTTTGAAACAGGCGAAGACTACAACAACCAAATAGCCGTTAAACGTGTCAAAGAAGGCGTACAAGGCATTTTAAACAAAGCGCAAGGCTTTCCCATAGATAAAATTTTATTCATCGGTGGAAACGATATTTTACACATAGACACACCGCATAGAACTACAACAGGAGGAACGCCACAGGACACCGATGGAATGTTCTATAGTAATTTCTTATTAGCCAAGCAGCTTTATGTAGATATATTGCTTCAACTTATTGCAATAGCACCTGTGCATTTTACTTTTAATCCTAGTAACCACGATTACCAAAGCGGTTTTTTTCTTGCCGATGTGATCCAAACATATTTTAGGAACAATAAAGAAATCACTTTCGACTGTTCTATAGCGCACCGTAAAGGCTTTAAGTATGGAAAGAACCTTATAGGCACAACGCACGGAGATGGCGCAAAGAAACAAGACTTGCCTTTGCTTATGGCTACGGAATTTCCTAAATATTGGGCAGAAACTAAGCACAGATACGTTTATACACACCACGTTCACCACAAAACAAGCCACGATTTTCAATCAGTAACCGTTGAAAGCTTGCGTTCACCATCGGGAACGGATTCTTGGCATCATAAAAAAGGATTCCAACACGCACCTAAAGCCGTAGAAGGCTTTATACATCACCGTGAAAACGGACAAATAGCAAGACTTACGCATTTATTTTAAAGTTTTTTTGTTGATAATGTAACTTTTATTGTTGATAAGTAGTAAATAGTTTGTATATTTGTGTATACAATTTAAATTAACACTTATGAACAGACAAGAAAAATTAGAATTACTTATTGAAATTGACGAAGCGGTACAATACTTTAAAAGAAAGATTGATGCAGATGCTTGGTCTAATGAATTCGGTGCAGGATTAGAGTTTAAATCTATACGCAACAAAAACACGAATAACATACACACTTATAAAAAGTGCATAGACAGACTTAACGAAAGATTTATTAAACAACTTAACACACTTAAATAAATAGATTATGACAAAAAGAATGAATGATATAAATACGTTTATGGCTACAAAAGACAACGAAACGTGTTTAGTAGGAACTGATGAAATGGGAGAAGACTTTCAGGTATGGTTTAATACAATTGAATTATTAGAATGGCTAGACATCAATTATATGAAATCACAGAGCAAGAAATATATTAATGACTTAAATAAATAGATATGGATAAGAAAGAATTTATAGAAGACTTAATAGTTTTTATTGTAGGCATCACAGGATTAATTTTAATAGGAATTTTAACATCTATAATATTATGAAGCCAGAAATAGAAATATACGAGAACCAAGACGAAATAGTAGAATTTGGCGTAGGAGATACCTGCTTTCGTGTTTGCATAGAAACGGAAGGATATTGGATAGATGTACCCGATGGCTACAATTCTTTTACAGATCAATTAATGTACAAGGAATACTACGTTAAAGATATCTACGTTAAAATGGATACTTTAGAAATTGAAGGAGAGCTGCTTTATACTCCGGAAGAAATATGCGGAGAACTAGAAAGAATATTAAACCTATAAACCAAATTAAAGATGAGTAAAAAAGACATTATAAAATTATACTACAAAACAAATACTGTAGTGTATTGGTCAGATAATAGGTATTCTAAAGAGTACGTGGAATGGTTAGAGAGAAAATTACTTAAACAATTAAACCAAAACAAAGAAGATGACACAAGAAATATTTAAAAAAGAATGGTGGGATAAATTCGACAATAGTTTATATTTTGACTACCTACTAAACAGAGAAGAAATGCTAAACACTTATAGAGTAACATACAAAACTTATAAAGGCAGCGACACAAGCGCACCTGTAAGCTATGCGATAAAATACATTAAAGCGCAGGACAAGCACGATGCCAGGAAAGCTTTTGGTTTATGGGAAGGCTTAATAATTAAAATAGAAATGATATGAAACTAATCGAACATATTTACTGCACATTAATAACTTGGATATATGGTAGACTTAATTAAAAAAATAATACAGAAAGACGAACTAGATAAAAAATGCCGAAAAGTAACAACTGTAAACAAAAGAATATTTCTTTTTAATGCATTAAGAAATCGTGGCTTAACACTTTATCAGATCGCAGAAATGTTTAAAATGAATCATTCAACTATTATACACGGCATAAAAAGGTATAATGAATTTACTGCTGCGCTAGATGTTTCATTAAAATTAGACACGGAAGCATACAGGCAAATCTTAGAAAATGCGCCACAACAAAAATATAGTTTAGAAAAAGATATTTTAGAAGCGGAAACAATGCAAGAATTAAGAACAATTAAAAGAAGACTTTATAACGATTTATACGAATAATTTTTATATTTGCGAAGTTGTTGGGGCAATCAAAATTTTTCATGTGTTACGTTAGTAAGAGACCCCAACCTCCGAAAGCGTAGCACATTTTTTTTATCAATAAATTATGGCAGAAAACAAGAAAGGCTTTTTACTTTATTGTGATTTAATACATACGGTGGAAAAGTTAGACGATGAACAAGCAGGAAAGCTATTTAAACACGTTTTAGAGTACGTTAACGACTTAAATCCTATTACTGAAGACTTGCTTACACAGGTTTGCTTTGAACCAATTAAACAAAGTTTAAAGCGAGATTTGAAGAAATGGGAGAAACAACACGAACAACGAATAGCAGCAGGAAAGAAAAGCGCACAGGTTCGTAAACAGAATTCAACGCTCGTTAACGCTCGTTCAGTTTCGTCTACTGTAAGTGGTAGTGTAAGTGTAAGTGTAAAAGAGAAAGATATATATAGGAGCTTCGCTCATTTGTCTATGTCTTTAACAGAATTTAACAAGTTAGAATTAGAATACACTAAACAACAAATAGACGAGGTAATAGATTCAATTCAGAACTTTGCAAATAACAAGAAATACAAATCATTATATTTGACTGCAAAGAATTGGCTTAAGAAACTGCCTAAAGAAGAAGAAGATAAATTAACAACAAAAGCAAAAAGGTTAGGATATGCTTAAAAAAGGACAACAAACAAAATACTTACTTGATTATAGAGATGGTAAAATAAGACAAGGTTTAGAGATAGGTTGCGAACTAGACAAGAACATAGTTTTTAAACCTAAACAACTTAATATTATTTTAGGACACGATAACGTTGGAAAATCTTACTTCGTTTTTTTCTACTTTCTCACACTTGCACTTAAACACGAATTAAAATTTTGCTTATGGGCAGGAGAAAATAGTTACGGTCAGATTCTTCGTGATATGATTCAGATGTATACAGGTAAGCCTTACAAGACTTTAAGCCATACGGAAATAAGAAGCACGGCTACGTTCCTAGAGCAATACTTTGATTTTATAGACAATTCCAAACTATATAAGCCTCACGAACTTTTAGAGTTGTTTAGGCAATCAGATGCGGATGCTTGTTTGATTGATCCATATACAGGCTTAGATAGAAAAATGGGTTACGAAGGAAACTACGAATTCTTAAATATGGCTAGGCAGTTTGTAAACGAAACAGGAAAGACCATTTATATGAATACGCATCCAACAAGTGAAAGCGGTAGAGGTGGGAATATATTTCCTACAGGTCATAATTGGGCAGGACATTTAAAGCCACCAATGGCAGCGCACATCGAAGGCGGCAAAAGTTTTTTGAATCGCTGCGACGACTTCATAACTATCCACAGGCTAGTAAAACACGAATCAATGAAATATGTAACTTTGATTTCAGTAGACAAAATTAAAGACACGGATACAGGAGGACAACAAACCTTGTTAGAAGATTATATATTTTGTGAATTTAATAGAGGTTTAGGATTTGAAATAGGCGGAGTAAATCCATTAAAAAAATTAAGATGAATACACTAGAAATACTAAAAGCAAAGATTAACTTAAAAACTACGGTTCTAAAGTTTCGAATTTCAATAGAAGAACTAGAAGAAAAACACGGACACAGAAAGGACTTAATAAATTCAATGAAAGAAAGCTTAAACGACTTAGAGCATTTTCATTCTGTATTTAGTCAATTTGAAGATGAATACTATTTAGAATGTAAATCTAATTTAAGGCATCAAATTATCATTGCAGAACAGAAACACGAAATAGACAAGTTAAACAAATTAGTAACCAACTTACACGAAGGATTATGAAAGTATTAAATTTATATGCTTGTTTAGGCGGTAACAGATTGCTTTGGGATAACTGCCAAGTTACTGCGGTAGAATTAGACGAAGAACTTGCAAGACTATACCAAGAGCGTTTTCCGAATGATACAGTAATTGTAGCGGATGCACATCAATATTTATTAGACCACTACAAAGAATTTGATTTTATTTGGTCTTCGCCACCTTGCCCAACGCATAGCAAAGTTAGATTTTCGCAACATACTAAAGATAGTCATATACCTAAATATCCTGATATGAATTTGTATCAAGAGATTTTATTTTTAGATAATTATTTTAAAGGTAAGTATGTTGTAGAAAATGTTATTCCATATTACCAACCTTTAATACCTGCAAAAAAACGAGGTAGACATTTGTATTGGACTAACTTTAATTTACCAACAGATGTCGGAGAAAGAAAATTATTTAAAAATATGATTGAATCAGGTAGTATTAAAGATTTATCAATTTTTCATCAATACGATTTTACAAAATATAAAGGAGAGCAAAGAAGTAATAAAATTGCAAGAAATTTAGTAGATTTTGAAGTAGGTAAAACCATATTTGATACTGCACTAGGCATAATAGTAAACAAACAAAACACGAATCAATCTAAACTATTTTAATATGAAATGCCCACAATGCAGCCAAACTTTAAATTGGAATGAAAATGAAGAATTTGAAGACTTTGATTTAATAGGTACAGGCATAATTATGAATATGAACTGCATAAACACGAAATGCAGCGCAGAAGATGTTTACATATTTATTCCCGACTGATGCCTAGATGTAAAAACTGCAAAGACAAATACGAAGCAAAGCACTTTAATCAAAAATATTGCTTTAAAAGTGAATGCGTTAAAGTATGGGTAGAAACTGCAAAGGTTAAGAACTGGAAGAAAGAAAAAAAAGAACTAAAGCAAGAAATGGAAACGGTGCAAAGCTTAACTAAAAAAGCACAGACGTATTTTAATTCGTTTATTCGTAAGCGTGATCATAACCAACCTTGCATAAGTTGTGGAAAGCCATTAAGACAAGGAAACGTAGACGCAGGACATTATTTTAGTGCAGGTGGTCACAATGCGGTTAGGTTTTCAGAACTAAACGTACACGCACAATGTAGTAGACCGTGCAACAAAGATAAAAGCGGAGACTTACTTAATTATCAAATAGGAATAGAAAAACGAATAGGCGGAGAAGAACTATTTAAACTACACGAAGAAGCACACAAAACACGAAAGTATACAAGAGAAGAATTGAAAGAGATAATAGAATTGTACAAACAAAAAGTAAAGAATGAAAGTAACAGATGAAATGTTAAAGGAAGCTAAAGATTGGGGTTTATTTGAAAGTAATAAAAACACAGTTTATCAAGGAAGTAAAGATGCACAAAATGAATTTCAAATTGCAGGTAATTTAGGCGAAATGAAATTTAAACAAATGTATTTGAAAGCACAACGAATTAGCAATGTAGACTATGAAGCAGATTTTATTGTAAATCATAAAAGAATAGATGTTAAAACAAAGCTTGGTAATTATGAATGTAAAGATTTTTATAATGTAGACGTACAAGCACATCAAAAAGACTATAATGTAGACTGGTATGTTTTTTTTCATTATAACAGAAAGAAAAAAGAACTACAATATTTAGGTGGGATAACAAAAGAAGACTATTTCAAAGATTGTAAATTTGTAAAAAAAGGCGATGTTTTTAATAATGGTCACGTTGTGCAACAAGATCAATATGAATTGCCTATAAGACAATTAAAAAAGTAAAGTTACTTGTTTTGTATGCACATAAACATTATATTTGTATACACAAACACTTAATAAAATACACTATGAAACATTTATTTAAAGCACTTGCTGCATTTCAACAGGAAGTAAAACCAATTTTTAAAGGCACTAAAGGCTACGGTTATTCGTATGCAGATTTGCCGACAATCTTTGAAAAGATTAATCCGTTACTAGAAAAACACGGACTAGGATTTACGCAACTAATTAACACAAGCGAAGAATCAAACTACTTAAACACTATTATCTTTCACGTTGAAAGCGGAGAACTATTAGAATCAAATACTTTAATTCCACAGGTAACGCTTAAAGGTATGAACGACTATCAAGCTTTCGGAAGTGGTGTAACTTATTTTAGACGTTACGCACTTTCTTCTGCGCTTGGATTAGTAACTGACAACGACACGGATGCAGCAGGCGAACAAATTCCAACAAAAGAAAAGCTAACTGCACCACGTTTTAAAGATGCCTTAAAAGCAATACAAGACGGCAAGATTACAAAGGATAAACTTATTGAAAAGTTTGATTTAACTAATGTACAATCTAAAGCACTTGAATTATGTTGAAGATTCGCTGCTCTTCCATTGGCAAAATAATGACCAATTCACGAAGTAAAACAGAAACACTAAGCAAGACCACAAAGACATACTTACAGGAACTTGCAATAGAAGAAATGTACGGTAAGCGTAAAGAGTTTTCTAGCCGTTACACCGATAAAGGAAACCAAGTAGAAGACGAAGGAATTAGACTATGCGAAAGCGTTTTAGATTTAGGCTTTATGTATAAGAATGAAGAACATTTTACAAATGATTTTCTAACAGGTACTCCCGATGTGAACACGGATATAATCCTAGACGTTAAGTCTTCCTGGGATGCTACAACGTTTCCATTCTTTGCAGAAGACATTCCTAATCCTGCGTATTTTTTTCAGTTGCAAGGTTATATGGCTTTAACTGGTAAGCGCAAAAGCTACTTATGTTATTGCTTGATTAACACACCCGAACTTATGGTAGAAGATGAGGTAAGACGTGCGCATTGGAAAGAGAACTTAATAGATGAAAGCGAAGAACTACGATTACACGTTGAAGCGCAGCACAACTTCGATAACATACCTACGGAAAGACGGATTAAAACGTTTGAAGTAAGATATGACAAAGACGTAGTAAAAGCAATCTACGACAGAGTAAAAGAATGTAGAGAATATTACAAAACTTTAATAGATGAAAACACGGAAGACTAAAGTAATTCACATAAGAGTAAGTGAAGAAGAAAAGAAGCTTTTAGAATTAAAGGCAAGGCGCACACGAAAGACGTTAAGCGCATACATTTTAAGTAAAACAATAAATAAATAAGTTATGGAACAGAAAGACAACACAGGAGCAATCTTTAAGAACGATTACAAAAAAACGGAAACACAACCTGACTACAAAGGAAAGTGCCTAGTAGATGGAAAAGAAAAAGAAGTAGCAATGTGGCTAAACGAATCTAAGGCAGGAAAGAAATACTTTAGCGTTAAATTTAGTTTGCCTTATCAAGCAGAAGTGGAGCAAGGTGGAGAATTGCCGAAGCAAGAAGAAGGCAGCGATTTACCATTCTAACATATTTTGGTGTGTTCGGAGAAGCGTACAGAGATGTGCGCTTTTTTTTGTTAACAACGTTTCGTTAAAAACTACGTCTTTATACTATTAGAAAATAATCGTTACATTTGTTTAATATCTAATCAATGAAGTGGCTAGAAAAGGTAGCGGAACATCACGAAGACTATTTAGAAATAGTTAGAAAGTTTGGCGAACAATTTTTAGCAGAAGATATAGTACAGGAAATGTATATTAAGTTAAGCAAGTATTGCACACCCGAAAAGATTATACGGAAAGACGGAGAAGTAAATAAAAGCTACGTCTATTTTGTTTTAAGAAATTTATTCCTAGACTATCAAAAGGAAAAGAACAAACACCGAAAAGTAAACATAGACGATATGAAAAACATCGGAGTAAGTTACGACTACATAAGTAAGAATAAAAGCTTTAGTGCTTTAGTTGAAAGAGTAGATGCAGAAGCTTCTACTTGGAATTGGTACGATGAAATGCTATTTAAGCATTACTACGATAGCGGAATGTCAATTAGGCAACTTTCTAAGGAAACACGAATAAGTTGTAGCAGCATATTCCAAACCATAAAGTATTGTAAACAACAACTACGGGAGAACGTAGGAGAAGACTACGAGGATTACAGGAACGAAGACTACGAATTATTATGAACGAAAAAGATGTTAAAGCGGAAATCAAAAGGCTAAAGACAAAAATCACAGGCGAAATGTTTAATGATATGGAAACCTTGCAACAGATTTACGAATTGAAGTTAATATTGAATCCCGAAATTAAAAACGACCCAAGCTTAGACGAAGACGACTGTTTAAGTTGTGGTGCTTAAATAAACAAAATGGAAAAGAAACCTAGAAAAAAACGAACTACTAAAAAGTCTGAAGGATTAGGAGACACAATAGAAAAGTTTACTGAAGCAACAGGAATAAAAAAAGTAGTTAAATGGATAGCAGGAGATGACTGCGGATGTGAAGAACGAAAAGCCAAACTAAACGCCTTGTTCAGATATACGCAACCTTTATGCCTACAGGAAGACGAACACCAATGGCTAGATGAATGGTACACTAGAAGAAGTGAAACAATGAAGCCAAGCGAACAGAGAGCAATGCTAGATATTTACAATAGAATATTCAATGCAAAGCAAACACCTACGCAATGTTCAAGTTGTTTAAGAGAGATCAATAATAAAATGATGAAAATTTACGAAACTTACGACAATGCCAATACCTAAACCAAAAGCAGGAGAAAAGCGCAGAGATTTTATGGCTAGATGTATGTCTGACAATACGATGGTCAACGAATACGGCAAAGACCAACGCCTAGCAATATGCAGCACAAGCTATAAAGACAATTTAAATAAACAAGATGAAAACAGAAGCAGTAAAAATAAAGGAAGTAAAGACAAATCCAAATAATCCAAGATTCATAAAAGACGATAAGTTTAAAAAGCTTGTAAGGTCAATTAAGGAATTCCCGGAGATGTTAGAACTGCGACCAATAGTTGTAGACAAAGACAATATTGTGCTAGGAGGTAATATGAGATTAAGAGCTTGTAAGGAAGCAGGACTTAAAGAAGTGCATATAGTAAAGGCAGACCAATTAACAGAGGAACAACAAAGAGAATTTATTATTAAAGATAATGTAGGCTTTGGCGAATGGGATTGGGATAACTTGGCTAATGAATGGGATACAGAAAAGCTTGAAGATTGGGGTTTAGATTTGCCTTTAGATTTAGCAGTTGAAGAACTTGAAGCGGAGGAAGACGATTACGAAATGCCTAACGAAATAAAAACGGACATCGTACTTGGCGACTTAATAGAGATAGGAGAGCATAGATTACTTTGTGGCGATAGTACGGATTCAGACCAAGTTGCTAAATTAATGAATGGAGAAAAGGCAGAATTGCTTTTTACATCTCCTCCTTATTCAGATATGAGAGAATACAACGGAGAAAAAGACTTATCTATTAATAACCTTGTAGAATTTATACCTACATTCTTGCCTTATGTTGAATATCAAGTAATTAATTTAGGTATTCAAAGAAAAGAAAATGATATTATTCAATATTGGGATGATTATATATCTAAAGCTAAATCTTGTGGATATAAGTTGCTAAGTTGGAATACTTGGATTAAACCAAACGCATCAAGTCTTGGTCAACAAACAGCAATGTTTCCAATTAACATAGAGTTTATTTTTGTTTTTGGAAATTATACTAAGGAATTAAATAGGACAATACCTTGCGAACAAGCAGGTAAAGAATACACAAGGCAACAAAGAGCCAAAAATGGAGTAATAAACAAAGGCAAAAAACACAAAAGAAACGATTACAAAAAGTTACATTCTGCTATCCTCTTAAATCAAGAAACAAAGCCTTTTGGAAATCACCCCGCACCATTTCCAATTCAATTACCAAGTGAATACATAAAAGCAATGACAAATGAGAAAAAAACTATATGCGATTCGTTTTTAGGTAGCGGTTCAACAATGGTAGCAGCACACCAACTTAAAAGAAAATGCTACGGAATGGAATTAGACCCAAAGTATTGTCAAGTGATAGTAGACCGTATGATGAAGCTTGATAGTGCGTTAGAAGTAAAGATAAACGGTAAACCATACAAAAACACGAACAATGGCTAACGAAGAAAACTTAATACCATACGAGAAAGGTCAAAGCGGCAATCCAAAAGGAAGACCCGTAGGAAGTAAGAACAGAAGCACAGTAGCAAAGAAGTGGCTACAGATAGAACAGAACTTAAAGAATCCATTGACTAGCGAAATGGAAACAATGAGCCAGGAGGACTTAATGACTTTAGCGTTGATTAAGAAAGCAAGAGATGGCGATACTTCTGCTTACCAAAAGCTTTTAGATTCTGCCTATGGGCAACCTATCCAACAGATAGAACAAACCAATATAGAACAACCTTTATTTCCCGATGTTAAAGAGGACTAGAGCGATAAACAAAATCTTAGCGTTAAAAAAACGAATCAAGATTATACAAGGAGGTACATCGGCAGGTAAGACTTTCGGCATACTTCCAATCCTAATAGACAAAGCAGCCAAGACAGGCGGACTTGAAATTAGTGTAGTAGCAGAATCCATTCCACATTTAAGGAGAGGTGCGTTAAGAGACTTTTTAAAGATAATGAAGTGGACTAATAGGTTTGTTGCAGAAAGGTATAACAAATCATATTTAAGATATGACTTTGCAAATGGAAGCTTTATAGAATTCTTTAGCGCAGACGACAGTAGCAAACTTCGTGGCGCAAGGCGTGATATTCTTTACATCAATGAGTGCAACACAATTAATTTTGATGCTTACAACGAGCTAAGCATACGAACAAAAAAAGAAGTCTACTTAGATTTTAATCCTGCGAATGAATTTTGGGTAGAAGAAATAAAAGAAGACAAAGAAGCAGACTTTATAATTTTGACGTACAAGGACAACGAAGCCTTAGACAAAGGAATTGTAGACCAAATAGAAAAGAACCGCTTAAAAGCGGAGACAAGTACATATTGGCGCAATTGGTGGAAAGTTTACGGACTCGGAGAATTAGGAATGCTTGAAGGCGTTGTATTCAGTAATTGGAAACCTATAGACATTATACCAAAGGAAGCAAGATTAATAGGCATAGGAATGGATTTCGGTTACACGAATGATCCAACGTCAATTATAGAGGTTTGGAAACATAACGAAACACGAATATTAAACGAAGTAACCTATCAAACAGGATTGCTAAATAGCGACATAGCAAAACTACTTCCAAAAGACGTTCCTGTTTACGCAGATAGCGCAGAACCTAAAAGTATAGCAGACATCCAACGCTATGGGATAACGATTAAAGGCGTAACGAAAGGCAGAGATAGCATTAATTACGGAATAGATGTAATGCAAAGAGAAAACTATTTGGTTACGTCTAAGAGCATAAACCTAATTAAAGAACTTAGGAGCTATTGTTGGGATTCAGACAAGACAGGAAAACGATTAAACAAACCTGTAGACAATTACAATCACGCCATTGATGCGGTGCGTTATCACGAGATGGAAACGCTAGGAATGAATAAAAATTATGGAAGTTATAGCATTCTGTAAAGTACAAAAACACGAAAACTAAGTTATATACATATGAAGTTAGATATTCTACTACCATCGTCACTCTCGGAAATACCTTTAAGCAGGTATCAAGAGTTTATCAATATGAAAGATAATAGTAATGACGAAGAATTTATTGCACAGAAAATGATACAGATATTCTGTGGAATTAAGTTAGGTGATGTTGCAAAAATAAAGATGAAACACTTGAACGAATTGATAGCACACTTCACAAAGATATTTAGTGAGAAGCCTCAGTTGGTAAGAAAGTTTAAGATCAAGAATATTGAATTCGGATTCATTCCAAAGTTTGACGATATAAGCTTTGGTGAATATGTAGATTTAGAACACCACTTAAAAGATTGGAAGACGTACCACAAGGCTATGGCGGTTTTATACAGACCAATTAAAAACACGTACAAAGATAAATACGAAATCGTAGACTACGAACCTACAGAAGAAATGCAGGACTTAATGAAGTTTGCACCTTTAGATGTAGCGATAAGCAGCAGTTTTTTTTTGTCGAATTTAGGAATAGAATTACTAAAAGCTATTCCTCCTTATTTGAAGAAAGAAATGAAGACGATGACGAAGGATTCAACCAATTCTCCGAGCGACATCAGTTTGGAAAAAATTGGGGATGGTATTCAAGCATCTATGGACTCGCTTCAAACGACATTACAAAGTTTGACGAAGTTACAGGATATAAACTTACTAAATGTCTTACCTATCTCAGTTTCGTCAAGCAGAAAAACGAAATCGAAGCAAGAGAACTTAAACAACAAATGAAAAGATAATGGATTATTTCGACTTAATAGACAAACTAAAAACGCACTTTGATAATGATGTTCTAGTAAACACCGTTACACAAGGCAACCTGTTCGATGTTGATTTAAACAAGCAGGACATTTTTCCGATGGTGCATTTAATTGTTAACACCGCCTCGCTTGAATCTAACGTAGTAAGGTACAACATAAGCATCCTTGCAATGGATATTGTAGACATAACAAAAGACGAAACCGTAAGCAAGTTTGATGGAAACGATAACGAGCTTTATGTATTGAATACGCAGTTACAGGTATTGACTAGGTGCTACGAACTTTTATTAAGAGGTGACTTATGGTCTGACAAATTCCAAATAGACGGCAATCCTACTTGTGAACCTTTTGTAGATAGGTTTGAAAACAAGCTTGGCGGATGGACTATGACGTGTGACATTCTTATACCAAACGGAATGACAATCTGCTAATGGATGAATTCAAAAACATACAAGACTTACTAGATGACTTTAAGAATAAGGTTATAAGCCAAGCGAAAAGCAACCTAAAAACGAACGGTGCGCTTAAGAGCAGTTTAAAAGGATATGTTAAAGAATCTAAGAACAGTATACAGATAAGTTTTGAAATGGAAAGCTACGGTGCTTTCGTAGATCAAGGAGTAAAAGGAAATAAAAGCAGCAACAAAGGAAACAAACAAAATCAATCACCTTTTAAGTTTGGTACTAATTCTTCTTTGATAGGAAAAGCCAAAGGTGGGATGTCAGGCATTATGACTAAGTGGGTTAAGCAGAAAGGTTTCCAATGGAAAGACAAAAAGACAGGTAGGTTTATGTCGTATAAATCTATGGGTTACATTATAGCACGAAGCATTTATAGCAAAGGACTAAAGCCTAGTTTATTTTTTACTAAGCCATTTGAAAAGTATTACAATCAATTACCTAATGAACTTGTAGAAAAATACGGATTAGATATGGAAAACCTATTTAACCAAATAACAAAAGAAAACTTTAAAAAATGAGTATAAATTTATCACGTTCACCTTTTATAATCGAAATTGCGGAAACAGGACAAACAGGAAGCAAGATAGAATTGTTTTTATGGACTACAGGAAGTCAACCTGCTTCACCACAATACACGCTAAGCAAATTAATTCCTGCTTCTAATAACATAAGCACGTTTTATAATATTTCTCCTTATGTAAAAGAATACTACAACTTTACCACCTGGCAAAATTTATATAATACTTATGATGCTGCTATAAGCACAGATTACGTTGTGCAGTATGCAGTAAAAAGATATAAGAATGTAGGTGGAACATATACGCTTTTAAGTACGGTTACAGGAGAATTTATGGATGGCTATACTGAATTTATGGATGGGATGAATTCAGATTCAGATTTTTATGTATTCCTAGACGAAGGTACATACTTATATAACTACGATTCAGATTTACCAACAGATCAAGCCAATGCGATGGCAGGAACTATTGACGTAAACTTTACAGATGTAAATGAATTTATTAGATACACCAACCTAAGAACAGGAGTAATTACAAATATTGCTTTTTCATCTTTAGGAATAAAGACTTTTAGCAGAGTACATTTAACTAATATCGCAGATGGAAACAAAGTAGAATTTTTAAGAGGTGCTTCTTTAAGATGGGCAGGAAAATTTAAGGCACAATGTGAACCTAAATACCAACCTGTACAAGTAGACTTCATAAACAAATACGGTTCCTGGTCTAGGATATTTTTTCAAAAGGCAAAGTCAAGAAATATAAACGTAAAAGCAGACTCCTATAAATTGAATCCTGCGGCACTTCCATATACGCCATCTAATCAAGGACAAGTAAAAGAATTTAACAAGACAGGAACGGAAAGCATTAAGCTTAATACAGGATGGGTTAACGATGGCTATGCAGAATATTTGCAACAACTTCTGCTAAGTGAAAAAGTTACTTTGTTAGATTATGAAAAGAATATTTTATACACACCTGTAAACGTACAAACCAAAAGCTTAAAGAAGCAGACAGGTTTAAATGATGGCACAATGAATTACGAACTTACATTCGATTTTGCTTATGATCTAATTAATAACGTAGTATAATGAGAACGGTTCAAGTATACATAGAAGGACAACGCTTAGACTTATTTGATGACGAAACTATAAACGTCACAAGTACACAACAAAACGTTCAAGATATTTCAAAAGTATTCACCGACTTTTCGCAATCGTTTAGTGTTCCTGCTTCAGTAAAGAATAACCAAATCTTTCAACACTTCTACGAGAACGATATTGATAGCACATTAGATTTTAACCTACGGAGAAACGGAAACATAGAAATAGACTTTACACCTTTTAGAACAGGAAAGATAAGCCTAGAGAAAGCAGAAGTAAAAAACAATAAAGCTTATTCCTATCAAATAACTTTCTACGGTGAGTTAGTAAGTTTAAAAGACCAATTTGGAAATGACAATCTTGTAGACTTAACATACTTAAATAATTTAGAACACGAATATTCTGCACTTGAAATAAAAAATAGAATTATAGATGGTTCTACAGATTACTCTGTTCGCTATCCTTTAATTGTTAATAGGAATTTAACCTATGGAGATGGTGGAAGCACAGACATAAAGCCAAGCACAGGAACAGGTGCAATACATTATGATGAGTTATTTCCTGCTATTAAGTTGTCGCAGATGTTTGCAGCAATAGGAACAAAATATAGTGTTGCTTTTCAAGGTACTTTTCTAGGAAGCAAAAGGTATAAAAACGCATTTTTGCAATGTCAAAATAGTGATAGTTTTACTTTTAATACAACTTCAACATTAGCAAATTTAGGCAACCTATATAAAGATCCATCAAACAACAATACGGCTTTAAACGCTTCAGACTTTTTTAATGAAACTACAGAAACACTTACCATAAGTCAATATAATAATACGGCAACGTTTCCTAATCCAACACAAAGCGGAGGTGTTTTCCTTTTCCCACGACACATAATAAGACTAAGCGTTCAAAACGTTAGTGTTGCAGATGTAACCTATTACATTGATGTGCATTTAAACGGTCAACTTGTACAAACATTAGAAGGCGTTGGCGGTGGTGTTCTTGATGCAGTTAATATTGTAAACAACCAATTAACAACACCAAGAGAATACAAATTTTTTGTAAGAGCAACTGCTAGTATTGATTTAGATTTATATGTAATATATGAGCAAAGCACGGATTACACTTACGAAGTTTTAGGTATAGACCAAGTAGAAACCTTAAGAAACTATTTTCAAGCCAAAGCACCTTATGTAATTACTGCACAAATTAGCGTATTAAATTACTTGCCTAATATGACTGTAGAAAGTTTCTTTGCAGGTATTTTGAAGATGTTTAATTTAACTTGTTATCCTATAGCTTCAGATATTTATCAAATAGAACCGTTAACGGATTGGTACGATAAAGGTGCGGTTGTAGACATTACCAAATACACGGATATAGAAAGCATAAACGTAGATAGAATAAAGTTGTATGAAAACATAGAATTTAAGTATCAAGAAAGCGAGAGCGCAACAAATACAATTTTTAGAGATTTAACCAGTAGAGGATACGGAAATACTTCTGAGAATTTCTCATATGATGGTGGTGATTTTAAAATAGAATTGCCGTTTGAAAATATGATGATGCAAAAGTTTACAGGTACAAATCTACAGATAGGCGAAACGATAAACACGGATGGGAACAAATACACACCTAAGCCAATGATTGTTTATATGTATGACGAACTAGCTGCGGATTGGAGTTTTAACGATGGTGCGCATACTGCACAAAGTGAATATATGCCTTTCGGGCAAGACTTGATAGATTCAAACATAAATTACACGCTAAACTTTAACGCAGACATTTCTACATTGCTAGATGCAATTATCCCAAATACTTTATTTAGTGTTTATTATTCACCTTATCTAAGCAACCTTTACAATTTAAAGAATAGAGAAA